GCGGCGATGCGCTCGGGGGAATGGTGATACTGGTGCTGGTCAGCCAGTTGAGCAATCTGCTCTGGCGTCCAGACGTAGCGGAGCCGTGATCCGGCAACCGAGGTCTGACGGGTCGCCGTCAGGCCAAGCATCTTGGCATACGACCGCAAGCGTTGCGATGAGATGCCGAGCTTGGTAGCGGCTTCGTCGGTGTAGAGATGACCGGGTGGGAGGGTCGGGAGGGGCGCGTCCCCATTGCCTTTGCGTCGGCCCTTGATTGGCTTGGGCGCGATGGGGCGCGGCGGCTTGGCAAGGTACGAGGCATTTGAGACAATGGTGCCGGGACCGAGGAGGATTGTCGCGGTGCGCTTGTCTGGCGCGTCACACGTCTTGGCGACGGTGCCGTATTTGTTGAGGAGGTGCCAGCGCATCAGCGGACGAGCCAGAGAATGCCGAGAGCCGACAGCGTGACCAAGGCGATAACGAAGAGGAGTTCGAGCTCCCCGTCCCCGAGGGGTTTACGCATTGGCGCGAACCATCTGGTTGAGCGAGGACGAGACGCAATGCCAGAAGGTCCACTTAAAGACGTCAGACTCGGTGACCTTGCGGTTCTCGAGCGCGGGGGCGATGCAGAGGTGGCGATGCCCACGCGACCCCGCGATGATGCGGGCCTTGATGAGGCCGTGCTTGGCGACCAAGCCCTGCGCGACACGTTGTTGGCGGGTCATTGGCATCTTACCGCGCCAACTCGCGCCGAAGGGTGTAACGGGCGTCCTGCAAGGTGTCGAAGAAGAACTGCTGAACCATCGGCTCGCCACGCTTGCGGGACTCCGAAGCGTAGACCTGAAGCAGCCAGCGGCCCTCGTACTGCCGGATGTGCCCGTGCCGCCCGTTCTCGTGTTGCTTGTAAATCTCGCGCATTGCTTTGTCTCCGATGGGAGGTCGGCGTCATTGCCGACACAGGGGAATATAGGGGGGACTATACGCCTGTCAAGTCCCCACCTAATCCTTTACAAATCAAACACTTACGGGGACGGGGGCCACCCGGACGGCCCAGAAGAACCCCGTTTTGGTGCGGCTCGACGGCTCCTGACGGGCCTCGATGGTGCCGCTCTTGATGCGCTGGTGGATGCGCTGACGGCTCACGCCAAGTACCTTCGCGGCCTCGGTCACGGTGAGCCAGCCGGTCGATACGTCGGGGGTGACGATGGTCACGTCGGTCATACGCTGCGATCCTCTACGGTGAGATGTAATGCCCCGTCTTTGGGGCGGTCCTGCCGATACAAGTGCAACTCGACGACCTGCGAGTCGTCGTCCCACACGATGCCGTTCAAGGCATCCAGCGCGACCTTGGCGCGGTTGTCCAAGTCGCCGCGGCGGGCCGAGCGATACCAAACTAGCGTCACCGCGATGGGCTTGCCAGATGGGAAGGCGATGCGGCCCTTGGTGACCGCGTGGGCGATTGCCGCGAGGTGCGCTTTGTATGCCTTGGCCTCTGCGGAGAGGTAGGCGTGGCCGTTGCCGATGCGCCAGTAGCGGTTGGCACTCGGCGGCTCGGGGAGCCAGAGGTCAATCGTCAAGCGGTTCCCCTCGGGTTTGGGCGTACTTGAACTGCGTGACGTAGGCCAAGTAGCCGAGCTTGGAGACCGGGAACCCGAGTGCCCCCCACCCCTTCGCGTGTTGCAAGCGATGGCACGACGAGCAAAGCGGGACGGTCTCGGTGTAGTCGGCCTTCCGGCCCATCCCGCCCGACTTGATGTGCGCCGTCTCGCACGGCCCCCGGCCACACGCCACGCACGGCTGGGCGGCGATCCACGCGACCCGCGCCTTCGACCCGTACACGCGGGCGAAGTCCGCGGTGCTGCGCTTCTTGGCCTTCGGCTTGGTCTTAGCGACGAGCTTGGTCTTGCGCTTCAAGGGGGTGCGCTTCACGCGGGCCGTCCGTACCGCTCGGCGGTGTGCCGGGCGAGTTGTACCTTGGCCCAATGCTCCGGGAAGAACCGCGAGATGACGCGGTTCCCGAGGTGCTGCGTGGTCAGATCGATTGGCACGGGCACAAGGCGCGAGGAGACCTTCTCCTTCCACGTCTGCTCGGTCAGTTTCGCCTCCAGTTCGTCAATTGGCATTGGTGGCTCCGTGGTCGCAATCAGCGTAGCCCGTCACCCATTCGGTCTGGAGCGTCTGATGCTCTCCGACTGCCTTCCGTCCTGTCCCACCGCATTCCTTGCACGTCAGGGCGCGAATATTTCGGCGGCAGAGGTCAAGTTCGATTTGCATCTCGTGACACGCTTGCGCCAACGTATCGCGCTCGGCAAGGAGACGGCGCACGATAGGGGTACTCACCGGAATGTTGCCACCCTTGAGCCACTCGCGCACATCGGACCAATCATCGAGTTCTTCAATCGGCATCGGTCGCTCCGTGTTTGACCAACCCCGTCAAGCATCGCACCGCCATCTGAATGGCCTTGAGCGGAGTATCGCCCTCCGCGTAGCCACGGCACTCCTCGACCCAGATGCGCCACTTGGTCTCGGTCTCGCACTCCAGCGTCCAGCGATTGGTGAGCAGAGCGTCAAAAGCCTCGGTCTCGGCGGTTGTTGTAAAATCAGTCGGCATCGTTAATCCTCGCAGGTTGGGCGCGGCAGGCCGCGCAGATCGGGGTGTCGTCCTCGTTTGTGTCGTCGCCGCAGAGGCGGCAGATCTCGGCCTGTCGGCGAGCGAAGTCGTCGATGCCGGTGTTCTCCCAGTTGTCGCGCTCCATCGGTCAGCCCTCCAGTCGGTAACTGGCGACCCGCTTGCCGTTCGGCAGGGTCACCATCGTCGAGGTGATCACATAGCCCGCGCCCTTCAGGTCCGCGATCCGAGCGGCGAGGCGGGAGCAGCCGAACATCTGCAACGCCTCGAGCGAGGTCAAGCCGTGCCCGGCGCGGAGGTGCGCGAGGATCTGCCCGTTCTGCGTGGTGCCGTCGAGGGGTTGCGGGTGCGTGGTCGCGGTCTCTGCGGCGAAGAGCCCAAAGTCCACGGCGAGCCGCTTGCGGTAGACGTACATCTCGGTCTCGTCCATTAGCGGGGCTCCGAGGCAACGTAGCGCGAGAGGGTGTTGCCGCGAGTGATGCGGTCGGTGATGGACCGGATGGCGTTCTCCGTCATCAGCCACTCGGCTCGGCCCGCCTCAAGGGTGTCGAGGAAGGTCAGGTAGGTCGGATGGGTCCGGCTCATCGCCTCGACCTTCCCCTCGGTCGCCTTCTCGCCGGAGTCCGTCAAATCGCGCCGGACCTGTAGCTCGGCCATCGCCAGCGAGACCTTCCGGCGGTGCTCCGCGGTCCCGAACGGGCCGTAGAGGGCGTAAAGACTCGCCGCCTGTGCGACCAGCTTGCCGCGGAGGTCGAGGAGTTCGTCGAGCGATTCAATACCGATTCGGGCTTCGATGTCACGCATCTCGTGACGCCTCCGATGAGAGGGTGGTGGATTGTTCCCGCATCTTCGCCAACATTTGCCGCTGATAGTACCGCCGCCACCGGGCCGCGCCCGCTTTCTTGGCGATCTCCGAGCGTTGAGCCGGGGTCAGGTTCGCGTTCCGACTTGCCGTCCGCACCTCGACAATCTCCCGCCACGGGCGTTGCGGTTGGATTGCTTTCACCTGTGCCCGCCGCTCCCGCGCCCGTCGTGCTGCATTTTTGTTATACGCCTTGAGGTCGCGCTTCCGGTACTTGTCGCAATAGTGCCGGTGCTGGATGACTCGGCACTTCGCGCACCACTTGGCACTCTTGGCCTTCCCATCAATCGGGGCCGGGCATCCGGCGCAAATCCCAGCCTCGCGGCGGGCACAACCGGGGCAGGTGTAGCGCACCCGCCCCAGTCGGTCAATCCGCTCCACCAGCACCGCCCGACACTTCTGGCGTTCGCAGCGCATCAGAACGGCAGGTCGTCGTCGGTCGGGGGCGGCACCTTCGAGTAGTCCATCTCCTCGGGCGGTGGCATACGCTTGCCGCTCGGCGCGGGGTGCTTGATGGCCGGGGCGGGTTCGGCCTTCGCGGTCTCCGTCACCCCCTGCAAGCCGTGGTCGCGGAGCGCGATCCAGACCGTCGCCGTCGCCGCCTGCACCGCCTCCGCGGTGAGCGTCACCCGATGCGTCGCGCACGAGACCGCGAGGCGAGCCGCCATCGACTCCCAGAGGTTCGCGTAGGCGTCCGCGATGCCGCCGACCGACTTGCCAGCCTTCGGAGTACCGACCACCTCGGTCGTCGGAGCGGGCATCCGCTTGGTCGGGGCCGCGTTGGGGCTTGCCACATCGATGTTCCAGTACGGCTTGCCGCTTGGGTTGGCCGCCCGGCTAAACCGAAGCGTCTCGCCGATGCACGTCTCGTTGGTCAGGCCCAACCGGTCGAGCTGCTTCGTCGCCGTCGCCTCCGGCATCAGCGGCGTCTCCACCGCCTCGCCAGCCACATCCGTGCCGGCGAACACCATCCGCTCGCCGAACTTCGTCTCGACCGTCCGGCAGGTCGTGACGGTGAACGTGGCCTCGTCGCCCGCGTTCTCGAGTTGCACCTTCCGTGCCTTGCTCTGCATTGCCGATCCTTGGGGACGCGTCCCCGGTAAGTGTGTCCCGCCGTCGTGCGGGGTCAGTCCCGGACCAGTCGGTCGCGGGCCGCTTGAAAGGCGCGATTGGCCGCGCCAAAGTCGAAGTCTGCGTTCATCGCGGCGAACGCCGCCCGTTGGATGCGCTGCCGCTCGGCGTCCGTCAGGCCGTCCGGCATATCATCCCACGTCCCCGCCGTGAGGTAGTCGAGGGACCGCCGGAACGCGTCAAGGTTGGCCTGCACCGCGGCGAGTTCGTTGTCCTTCATCACGCAGTAAATGGCGTAGGAGATGGGAGGGGTGGTTGTGTCGCTCACTTGACCCTCGCCATCTGGTCGTTCGCCATTGCCTCGTCCCAGATGTTCTCGGCGAACGTCCACGTCCGCTTGCCATTGGGGAGCGTTTTGGCCTCGGCCACCGAGCCGTCCTCGAACAGAGCGAGGAACCCGAACCGCTTGTTGTAGATGACCTGCACCAGCGCGTGACGATCATTCATTGCGACCTCCGATGAGAGGGTGAGCCAACGCCTACAGGATAGGGGACGGCTTGCCGCTTGTCAAGTAGTGGCGCAACTGGAACCCAATCCACGCCGTCACTGGGCTGGCGATGCCGTTGCCGCAGAGCTTGTAGCGGGCGGTGTCCGCGAGCGCGTAGGGCTTGCCTGCCTCGGTGATGCCGTGGGCGGTATGCTGGCTTTCCCACCCCATTAACCGCTCACACTCCACCGGCGTCAGGCGACGGGGGACGCCAACCGAACCAAGGGCGACATCGGTGTGCTGGGCGGCGTGGTCCCGTGCGCCAAGCGTTGACGCAACGCTTGGACCTTCCTCAAATCTGCCGAACTGCTGCTTCGTAAACACGACCTGATCGTTGGCGGTGCCGAGCGTTCGCTGACGCTCGGCAGAAAGAAGCGGCCCCTTGCCGCCGCCGAGCTTGCCCTCTCGGTTGCGGAGCACGATGGCCGTCTCCTGCGGTAAATCCAGCACCCCCATCATCTGCGCTCCGGGGCAGTTCAACCCCGTGAGATGCGGCAGACTTGGCATTACGTCGTGAACGTATCCGACGGACCCGGTAGTGCTGAATCCTGTGCGCGTGACCGCAGCGCCTGCTCCAGCATCGGCGGCAACGCCTTCCCGCGCTTCTCCGCTCGTCGCAAGATGCCCTGACAGGCTTTCGGCGAGAGATAGTACTTCGGCGGGATCGACCCCTCCGCCTCTAACACCGAGGACAAAGACACGGCGGCGGCGCTGTGGCACCCCGAAGTATTGAGCGTCCAGTACCCGCCACGCGGCGACTCCGATTGGTCCTGCAACCACACCCGCACGGACCCATCCGTCCGCGGGAACAGGGACGGCTCCTCCCACGAGGGCTGATAGGACGGCGGCGAAATCCCGTCCGGCGTTGCTGCTGAATGCTCCATAGACATTCTCCCAGAGGATGTAGGGTGCCTGCAATTCGTTCCAGATGCGAACCTGCTCAAAGAACAGCGACGAGCGGGTGCCCGATCCCTCGGTCATCCCGGCCCGCTTCCCAGCAATCGACAAGTCCTGACACGGCGACCCGCCGGTGACCATCGTGACGCCGCGGAACTGGGTGCCGTCCAACTCGGCGACATCACCGTAGAGCGGCACGTCGGGCCAGCGGTGGCGCAACACGGCGCGGGCGTGGGGCTCAATCTCGGCGTGAGCCACGCATCGCCAACCAGCGGTCTCAAGGCCTAGGCTCATCCCGCCAGCCCCGGCGAACAACTCCAGATACGTCAGGTCCATCGGTCTCCCTTGATAGAAGGTGATGCGGGATAGTGTGGTCTAGCTTGTCCCTTGTCAAGTACTACGCTTACACCCCGGCCATTCCCGGTCGTCTACCGGGGGTAGCGGCATCACCGAGCGGGCTGATGCAGGGGACGGGGCCGATGACCAGCGGTGGGGCCGTCTGCGGTGGCTTGGGGGTCTCAAGCGCACTCCCTCGACGGGTGACCTGCGGGGCCGCTGTGCCCCCGTGCTGCTCCCAACGCGAGACCCCGAGACGACCGACCACGTTGTAGGCAGACAGAGCGTGGATTTGTTAATCGGGTCCGGCTGGCACGGTCAGGATTGGGCATTCCGTCTCGGCTGACGGAACCCGCGGGAGACCGAGAGAAGGCCCGCAGTAAAACAACTGGCCCCCGCGTTCTCTCCTCTGAAAAGGCTGACGGTCAGGTCAGCAGGAGATACTTACGGGGGCCGTCAGTTGTGACTTCAGATGCGATGCTTTTCAGGACACCGCGCCCCTACGATAGCACCGCGCCCACCATAAGCGCAAGCCCTAGAACCCGATGCGCCGACGTTTGGCCTCTGGCGGCATCTTCCAGTCCTCAATGCCCTCCTCGTCCGGCGTCTCGAACCCGCCCCCGTGCAACGCCCCGGCGTCCTGCACCAACTCGTCGTACCCCGCCGCGGTGAGTTGCCGCATCATATCGAGCAACTCTTTCGCCACCACCCCGGCGTCCGTCGCGCCGACGTCTTGGATCTCAATCGACAAGCCGTTGCGGTGCAAGCTCACCGACGCCTTGCGGTTCGTGAACGGGTTGGACCTGCGCTTCCCCGGCATCTTACTTGCCACGGGTCAACGCCCGCAACACGAGCGCCTCCATCGTCGGGAGCCAGCCATCGCACCACGGGCACTTCTCCCACGGCGTCATCACGTCCTTGGCCCGCCACCAGACCCAGCCCACGCCCCAGAGATAGCCGAAGTCGCCCCGATCCCGCGCCGCCTTGCGATAGGCGCACGGCACCGGCGACCAATCCACGCACTTGATAGGCTCGTCCGTCTCGCTCATATCGTCCCCCGGCGCGGGGCGCTGCCAAGGTCGGGACTCCACGCATCAGAGCCGACCAACGCCCCCCCCGAATGATACACGAACCCCTCAATCATCCGAGGGCTCACCGAGAACTTCTCGTCCGCGTGGTATTGGTCCGGCGGGCACAAGGCCGCGTGGGTCCGCACCGTCACCCCGCCGAACGTCTCAATCGCCGCTTTGCCGTGCAAGTGGCCCGTGTGCATCTCGCGGTAAATCGTCTGGCCCCACTCCACGGCGCATTGCGCCGCCATCACCTCGGCGAGCCGCTTCTTGCCCTTGTCGCCGTGGTCGAGGCCGATAAGCGTCTTGCCGTGCTGGATGTATTTCGTCGTGGTCGGGGAGTCGTCAATCGTCACCCCGCTTGCCTTGCGGAACTCGGCAATCAGGATGCGCTGCAACGCCCACGTCAGCGTCCGGTCGTGGTTGCCGGGGACCAAGATGACCTTGGTCGGCACCTGCAACGCGCTGGCCTCAATGACCTCGCACAACACGTCCGCGCCCCGTTTGAGCATCTGTTGGACGCGGGTGTCGTAGTCGAGGACCGTGCCCTTGGTCGTGGCCCCTTGCCCGTCGTGGTGGAAGTAGTCACCCAAGAGCCACACGTGCCGGCTCCCGACCCGCCGCTCCCGGCCCGCCTCAAGCAAAGCCCCCACCCCGTCGCGGATGACCTTGACCGCGAGGTTGGTATCGTAGCTCACGTGCCCGGTCCCTTCGCCCCACGCGAGCTTGGCGATATGCGGGTCCGCGATCACGACCCCTTGGAGCAAGTCGGCCCGCGTTCCGGTCCCCTTCGGGATCGCCCGCGTCGACGGCTTCCGCACCGCGAACGCCCCGGCGATGATGGCCTCAACCCGCTCCTCAAGGGTCGGCCCCGCCTTGGGCTTCAACTTGACGAACACGCGGTGCAACTCGGTGGTCGCCACCTCGCCCGTCTCGGGGTCTTTCGTCGCGACCTCGTACTTGGTCGCTTGGCTCTCGGCCACGTCGAACCGCTCAAGGTCGGCCTCGATATGCGCGAGGAGGTCGGCCACGGTCTTGATGCGCGAGCCGTTCGCTCGAGCGACAATCCCGTCCGGCCCCGCGGTCTGCTCGACCGCTTGCTCCCGTTGCGCGAGCGACACCACGTCTCGCGGACGCTCGGCGACCTTGATGCCGTGCTTGGTCCGCTTCAACGTCACCGCAGAGGTCGTGCGGATGGGGACGCCCTTGTGGAACTCCCGGTTGAGGGCCGCGGTCACTTCCCCAGCGGATGCCCCTTGTGCCGAGAGTTCGGCGAGCCGCTTCAGTTCGCGGTCAGACCACGCGGTGAGGTCGTGTCGTGCGCCCATTCGGGAGGAAGGAGGCGATCGACCCACTCCTGCACCACCGCGCCATCCGGGTGATGCGACGGAACGGACCCATCAGGGTTGCGGTTGATGTCGAGATGCCCGCCACACATACAGGTTTCACAGGCCGGACTCGACGGGTCGGAACTTGCGCCCAAACATTCCGGGCAGAACACGCGCACACAATAGGACATAGCCCACGCCCTCACAAGAGCACCGCGACCACGATAGCAACCACTACGCCAGCTCCGAACGCTTGCCATCGGGTCGGACATCGCCCGAAGAAGGTCGAGCAACGCCCCGCTTCCAACGCCCCCGCCTGTGCGTCAATCACCGCCTGCATCGTCCCCATCTGGTTCGCCGCGGCTTGACGCTCGGCAAGATGCGCTGTCAAGAGCGTATCAAGACGGGCCTCGTATGTCAAGACCTCGTCGGCGAGTTGGGACGCGGAGCGTGTTGTGGCTTCTAGGGTGGCCCGTAGTTGCGCGACGTTGGCCGTAGAGTCCCGCAAGACCGCCCGAGCGGTATCGGTAAGGGTCAGCACGGCGCGGGCCGTGGAATCGGCCTTGGCGACCGAGCGACGGGTCTTGACCGCCTCGGTGTCCGCCCGTGCCCGTGACATCGCCGCCATAGTCCGTTGCTCGTGGAGGATGTTGGTCAAGCTATCGACCCGGCGTTGCCAATCCATCGGAGCGGCCCCCTGCTTTTGTGCGGCGTAGTATCCACCCACGGCCCCGAGAGCCAAGGCGACCACCACCCAGCCGCTAGACGTAGTCCGCAAGTGCGAAACCGGGGACGAGTTCGGGATCGTTCTTCCGGCCCGGCGAGACCTTGGCGTGGGTCGTCACCACGAGCGGCCCGTAGAGCTTGCGCCACGCCGCGATGACCTGCTTCGCCGCCGTCTTCTGCGCGTCCGTGAGCGGCTCCTTGCCGTCGTTCATATTGCTAAACGCGAGCCCGAGCGAGATGCCGTTCACGTCCTTCTCGCCCTCCCACTCGGCCTTGCCCGCGTGCCACGCCCGACGCCCATCGGGGACGCAGCGATAGATCGTCCCGTCCCGCCCGATGAGGATGTGATAGCTCACCTTCGACTGGCTCGACTGCACCCACGAGAGGCACGAGGCTTCCGTCGGCGCGGCGTCCGCGTGAAGCACCACAAGCTTGATGTCCTGCTTCCGGGCGTTGTGATTCGGCGAGAGCTTGAGGGCGGGATTCACGAGCGGCTCACTTGACGGCGCGGAAGGTGCCGGTCTTGCGGTCAATCGCCTTGACCCCCGTGACCACGCCGAACTTGACCCCGTGCCACACCGCCGCCCACGCGAAGATGAGGCCGAAGCCCACGTTCATCACGACCTCGGAGAAGGGCGGCGTGGTGAGCAACAAGAGATTGAGCAACGCCCCGGTAATCACGAGCGCCAGCGCGGTCTTGATGAGGTAGTAGCTCGCCTTCCCGAAGCGGTCAATCTGCTTGACCCCATCCCCGATCTTCGTGAAAAGCATCACATAGAACGCCAGCCCGCCGAAACAGACGAGCGCATTCGCCATCGCATTAAGAGACTGAAGCATCGGTCAGCCCTCGGTCTTCGTCTCGGGGAACACCTTGCCGATGACAATCTCGACCCCGCGCTGCCCGAGCACCCCGAGCAAGAACGCCATCGCGCTCATCGTCTGCTGGCTCGCCGCGATCCCCGTGACCTCGAAGACCACGGGCGTCAGGAAGTAGGCACTCGACGTGCCCGCCGAGACCGCAAGGAGATTATCGCGGAGGTTGCCGTGGCTCGCCTTGCCGACCGCAATCAGCGACCCGAAGAATCCCGCCACAATGAGCATTACGCTCGACTTCTCCTGCGTCATTAGAGACTCCCGTCAAAAGTCAAGCCACGCTTGAAACGTAGCTATCAAGTGGCCCACCCCGTCAAGGGAAACCGCCCCCGACGGGTCTCGTCCGCGACCGTCTGGAACACCGCGTCATACCCCTTCGCCACCGACCGCAGCCCGTACAACCGCCGCGCCCGCGCCCGAATGTCCTTCCGATTCAGCTTCCGCACCGCGTCCACCGCCCGCACGAACTCCCGCATCGTCTGGCACCGGAACCCCGTCCGGTCCTGCGCCACCGTCTCCGTAAACGCCCCGAACGCCGACGTGATCGCCGGCGTCCCACACAACGCCGCCTCGACCACCGTGCCACAGAACGGCTCGACGTACCGGCTCGGCGCGATAATCGCCCGCGCATTCCCCAAGAACGCCGCCCGCTCGGTCGTCAACGGCCCGAGGAACGTCACGTTAG